GAAGTACCACCAGTTGATCCAGTATCAGCAGTACAAAATTTAATTAATAATAAACCAGTTAAAGCATATGAGTTCCAAGATCATGATGCTCATATACAAACAGTTGCAGCAGCACAAGATAATCCTGAAATACAACAGATATTAAGTAAGACACCAAATGCTCCTGCAATATTAGCTTCTGCTTCAGCTTATGTTAATGATCATCTAACTATGAAGTTTAGAGATCAAGTAGAACAAGAAATGGGTATAGAGCTACCACCTCTAGGCGAACCATTACCAGCAGATGTAGAAAAACGTATTTCTGAACTTGTAGCAGAGGCAGCATCTAGAGTTACACAAAATGCTATGATGCAAGCAGAACAACAAAGAATAAATGAACAAATGCAAGACCCACTTATACAAGCTAAACAAGCAGAGGTTGCAGTAAAACAAGCTGAAGTACAACGTAAAGCACAAGCTGATATAGCACGTTTACAATTAGCAGCACAAAAACAACAAGATCAAAAAGAACTTGAAGAAAGAAGAATTAGTTCTCAAGAACAAATAGCAGGTGCTAATATTGGTCAAAAAATTGCTAGCGATTTGCTAGATAGTAATTTACAAAATAAAAAACAAGCAGCAAAAGAATTTAAAGAAGGTGTTGACATCGCTAAAGATATAGTTAAAGATATCAATACGAATGACTAATGACATCAAAGAGCTATCACTTTTTGAATATTTGCAAAAAAAATATAGAGATGCTTTGAATGAACACGCAGATCATATTGCTACAGGAAACTGTAAAGATTTTGCAGAATATAAAAGATTAACTGGTGTCATCGAGGGTTTAGCCCTCGCAGAACGTGAACTTTTAGATTGGATTGAAAGAAACGTAAAAGAAGAATAGGAACTCGACTCCTAAATGTCGTGCAAAAATATGAGTAAAGATAAAAAAATACCTAAACCTCAAAGCATCAAAGAACCTGAAGTTAGTCAAGAAACTAAAAAACAATTACCTGAACCAAAAGGTTATAGAGTTTTAGTTGCTATGCCAAAAGCTGATGAAACTACTGATGGTGGAATTATCAAAGCATCAAGCACAATAAGAGATGAAGAAGTTAGTAATATCTGTGGATATGTATTAGAACTTGGTCCAGATGCTTATGCTGATAAAAATAGATTCCCAACAGGTCCTTATTGTAAAAAAGGTGATTGGGTAGTTTTTCGTGCTTACTCAGGCACTAGAATGAAAATGTATGGACAAGAGTTTCGTTTAATAAATGATGATACTGTGGAAGCAGTTGTTGAAGACCCTACAGGAGTAGTTAGAGCATGAGTGACCAAGTAGTAGAAGAAAAAATTGAAACAGAATTTCAACCTGATGCATCAGGTGATTTAAAACCACAAACATCTGAAGAGAAATTTTTTGGTGTTAAAACAGAAATTAAACAACCTAGTGCAGAAGAAAATCTACAAGTTGAAATTGTAGATGATACTCCTGAAGAGGATAGAAGACCTCCTAAACAAGAAACTGAAGAAGTTAATGTTGATGACGATACTATAGATAAAGAAATAACTGAGTATAGTAAACGTGCAGGTGATCGTATAAATAAAATTAAATACGAATATCATGAAGAACGCAGAGCTAAAGAATCTGCTGAAAGACAAGCAAAAGAAGCAGCATCAAGATTGCAAGACCTTATGACTGAAAACCAAAGGCTACAAGCTATGGTTAATCAAGGTGGTGAAGTTCTTAATAAGCAAGCACATAATAATGCGTTATGGGCAAAACAAAATGCACAAGTTAAATATAAAAAAGCATATGAAGAAGGTGATGCTGATGCTATGGCAGTAGCACAAGAAGAATTATCTAAGGCAGTGTTAGCAGAACAAAATGCAGGTAGATATGCACAAGCTGTTCAACAACAATTTGCTGAAGAATATAAAGCACCTATACAAGAACAACAAATTCAACAACCAGAGTTAGACCCAGAAATGCAAGCATGGTCTCAAAAAAACCCTTGGTTTATGAACAATAATGATCCAAAACACGCAGAGATGACATCTTATTCTCTAACTGTAGATCAAAGATTACGCAATCAAGGCATTAGACCTGAAGATAATTCTGCAAAGTATTATGAAGAAGTTGATAATGCAATGCGTAGAGAATATCCAGAATTTTTTGGTGTTCAATCTGAAACAGAAGTTTTAGAAGAAACACAAAATAAACAACCTTCAAACGTTGTTGCACCAGTAACGAGAGCCACTGGTGGAAATACAAAGCCTCGCAATATACGATTGACTCAGACACAAGTTAAACTAGCACGTCAACTTGGAATTAGTCCAGAGCAATACGCAAAACAATTACTAAAGGAGTCTTAAATGTCAGACGAAAATAACCTTAATCCAGAAGTAGAAGAAACTTCTGAGCAAGTGCGTACCCCGAGGGGATCAGAAGATCGAGAGATCACCCAACGAACTGAAAGTTGGGAGAACCCATCAAACTTACCAAGTCCTAATCCTCAAGAAGGTTGGGTCTTCAGGTGGATAAGAACAAGTTTATTAGGTAATACTGATAATCCTAATGTTTCTAAAAAATTCAGAGAAGGTTGGATACCCTGTAGGGCAGAAGATCATCCTGAATTACATATTCACATGATGGACCATAAATCTGAATGGGCAGAAAAAGGAAATGTAGAGGTTGGTGGACAACTGTTATGCAAGATGCCATCTGAAAAGGCGAAAGCCCGTGACGAACACTTTCAAAAGTTAGCTCGTAACCAAATGGAATCTGTTGATAACGTATATTTTAAGGATCAAGATTCTAGAATGGCTACCAAACAAGTTTTTGAACGAAAATCTCAAACAACTTTTGGTAAAAAATCCTAGTTTCTTGAATTTGTAATTTAAAAAACAGGAGAAATTATGGCTAGTTCAGCTACACCTATGGGTGCTAGACCTGTTGGTTCATTAGTATCTTGTGCATATAATGCGAAAATCACTCATTACAAAATTAAAAATAATTTTGGTACATCCATTTTTTATGGAGATTTTGTAAAATGGGCAGACGATAATCCTAATACCACTATTCAAAAGGATACTGGTACTACTTCGTTAACCCCTATCGGTGTTTTCCTTGGTTGTGCATATACTGATCCAACATCAGGTCAATTCACCACAAATCAATATTATCCAGCATCAACTGCTGCTGACGATATTGTTGCGTATGTTGCCTCTGATCCATTCTTAGTAATGCAGATGCAATCAGATGAAACTCTTGGTCAAGATGATTTGGGCAAGAATGTTGCAGTCGTACAAACTGCTGGGTCAACTTCAATTGGCACAAGCAGAAATGCGATTGATGGAAGTACAGCAAATACTACCAATACACTACCATTAAAGATTATCGACTTTGTTGATGGTCCAGATAGTGCTATTGATGATAGTTTTACTGACGTTTTGGTGATGTTCAACGTTGGACATCAGTTACTTAATACCACAGGTATAGGCTAATAGGAGAATATTATGGCAGCTATTTCAAGAGCTAATGAGCTTAAACAACTCCTTCCAGGTCTTAACGCACTGTTTGGAGATGAGTACAACAATTACGAGAATGAGCATGAGCAAATCTATGTAACTGAGAATTCTGAAAGATCATTTGAAGAAGAACTCAAGTTATCAGGTTTCGCTGCTGCTCCAGTAAAAGATGAAGGTGCTTCTATATCATTTGATACAGCACAAGAATCTTTTGTTGCTCGTTATACACACGAAACTATTGCTTTAGGTTTCTCAGTTACTGAGGAAGCTATGGAAGATAATCTTTATGTGAGTTTATCTGCTAGATATACTAAAGCACTAGCTAGAGCAATGGCTTACACTAAACAAGTGAAAGCAGCAGCACCATTGAATAATGGGTTTACAAACAGTTTCCAATCTGGAGACGGAGTAAACTTATTTACAGCAGATGGTGATGGAGTTACAGGAGGAGACGGACATCCTCTAGTATCTGGTGGCAAAAACTCTAACAGACCTTCCACAGGTGCTGACTTGAATGAAACATCTCTAGAAGATGCAGTAATTCAAATAAGCAAGTGGACCGATGAAAGAGGTTTAAAAATTGCAGCTAGACCTAGAAAGTTGATCGTTCCTACTGATCTTCAATTCGTGGCTACTCGTCTTCTAGAAAGTGAGTACAGAGTTGGAACTGCTGACAATGACATTAATGCAGTCAGAAGCAATGGTGTGATTCCAGAAGGCTATTCAGTTAATCATTATTTAACTGATACTAATGCTTTCTTTATCATTACTGATGTGCCTGATGGCATGAAGCATTTTGTCAGAAGTCCAATGACTACAAGCATGGACGGAGACTTTGATACTGGTAACGTAAGATACAAAGCAAGAGAAAGATATTCATTTGGAGTATCTGATCCTTTAGGTATCTTTGGATCACCAGGTTCAAGCTAAAACTTTAAGGGGAGCTATGCTCCCCTTTTTTTCGTTCTAGGGAATTTTTTTAATTTGTCTATCAACTGCCCTAGCAGACTTGCCAAGATGATAGATATTTTCTTTTAGGAGAAAAAAATGGCGAATACAACATTTAATGGACCAGTTAGGTCCGAAGGTGGTTTTGAACAAATCACTAAAAATTCAACAACTGGAGCAATTACAACTAATCTAGATGTTGATACAAGTGGTAATATTAGTACAACAGGTACACTAAATAATTTATTTCCTGTTACTAGCGTTACTGATGCAACACTAACTCCAACTACAGCACAGTCTGGAACTATTTTTAGTTTAAATAGGGCTGCTGGTATTACAGTAACTTTACCTGCTGCTGCTGCTGGACTATATTATGAGTTTCACATAGGCACTACATTTACAGGTACTTTTATTTTACAAGGTGCTTCTAGTGCAGATACTTTCCAAGGAATGGTATTTCAGCTTGATAAAGATGAATTAGGAAGCGTAGTAGCTCTTAATGAAGATATCGACACCGCAGGATGGAATGTTCCTGCTGCTGCTGACTATAGATTAACTATGGATGCTGACACTGATGGTCGTTTTATTGGCGGTCATATTAGATGTGTAGCTATTACAGATGCCATATGGCTTCTTAATGGTCATGTCTTTGGTGATGGCACTGTTTCTCATAGTTTTAGCTAGGAGTAAATTATGGCTGATGCAGTAACTTCACAAACCATCATTGATGGTGAAAGAAATTGTGTTATGAAGTTTACCAATGTCAGCGATGGTAGTGGCGAATCCGCAGTAGCCAAAGTAGATGTATCTGCTTTGGCTTCTAATGCAGCAGGTGTAGCCTGTTCAGAAGTTAGAGTTATGCGAGTTAGTCATGCTATCGTAGGTATGTCTGTTCAAATGTTTTTAGATGCTACAAGTAATGTTTTATTAATGGAACTTGCTGAAAGTAGTAATGGACATATGGAGTTTGGAGACTTTGGTGGCTTACCGAATAATGCAGGTAGTGGTAAAACAGGAGATATTTTGTTTACTACTAAAGGTCACTCTTCAGGAGATACCTATTCGATTGTTTTAGAAATGGTTAAAGTTTACGGAGATTAATATGTCAAATTATATTATTTCGGAAAATGGTGATTTTCCTCCACAGTACAATGTACTAGCTAAAGGTGAGGATGGAATTTACAGAGTTGTTTTTGGACCAGACCCTGACTTAGTAGATGCAGAAAGAAAACATAAAGAACTTTCTGAGACTTCTAAAAAAACAGTTAAGAAAGAGTCTATAAAAAAAGAAACTGTTAAAAAAACACCAGCTAAGAAAAAAACTGTAACTAAAAAGAAAACAGTTAAGAAAAAAACCCCCAAGAAGAAATAGTGTTAGATCAGACTCTATTGATGAATGAACTTCGTCAATGGAGTCGCACTGTTTTGGAAAATTCACAAGAAAAATTTAATAATCTACCAGCGTGTCCATACGCAAAAAAAACTTGGGATAATAACAAAGTAAATGTTGTTATAAGTAAATGTGAATTATGGTCAGATTTAATAGATTACATTATAAATTTTGATGATACTTATGATGTAATTATTTATTGTGGTGATAATTATGAAAATATTACCGCAGATGAAGTAGATACAAGAATTAATTTAATTAATGAAGAAGCAAATAAATTAAATTTATATGTAATGGGATCACATCCTGATACTGAAATAGAGTTTGCAACTGAACAAAAAGAGTTTGAAGGTTTATTTGAAGATGATTATTATCAAATATTTATTCAAAGATTAGATATATTAATAAAAGCATCTGATAATATTTTTAAAAAAGGTTATTATAAAAATTATAATAATAAACAATTTAGGTCTCAAATATTAAACAGGAGAAAATTATGCGAGAAATGAAAAAAATGGGTGGTAAAAAAACCAAAATCATGAAAGGTGGTAAAAAAACTAAAGTAGCTAAAAGAGCTATGGGTAAAAAAACTAAAGTCATGAAATCTATGGGTAAAAAAACTGAAATGCGTGGTATGAAAAATGGCATGAAAGTAGAAAACTTTAAAGACATGATGTATAAAAAGTTTGGCGGTAAAACATAAACCAGTAAACTTTTTTTAGTTATATAAATATTTTTTTATGCCAATAAGAAAAAAGGCTAAGATGCCTCCTAGAAATAAGAAAAACTTTAGACCTACTAAGTCTGGTGCTGGTATGACTAAAGCTGGTGTAAAAGCCTATAGGAGATTAAATCCTGGTTCTAAATTAAAAACTGCTGTTACTGGTAAAGTAAAAAAAGGCAGTAAAGCTGCAAAACGCAGAAAATCTTATTGTGCAAGATCACTTGGTCAATTAAAAAGAAGTTCAGCTAAAACAAGAAACGATCCTAATTCTAGAATTAGACAAGCTCGTAGAAGATGGAAATGTTAAATGGTAATGACTAGAGCTAACTTTGCTGTAATGACAAAGAAAGCACCAGCAAGTAAAAAGAAATATGCCAATAAGAAAAAACAAAGACCCAAAAGTAGGAACAGGAAAAAAACCTAAAGGGTCTAGTCGTAGGTTATATACTGATGAAAATCCTAAAGATACTGTCAGTATTAAATATGCAACACCTGCTGATGCTAGAAAAACTGTAGCTAAAGTAAAAAAAATTAACAAACCTTTTGCAAGAAAAATACAAATATTAACTGTAATGGAACAAAGAGCTAAAGTAGCAGGTAAAAATCAACAAGCTAAAATAGCTAAAGCAGGAAAAGAAGCTATTAGGAGAAAACATGGCAACTAGTGGTACAACTACATTTAATTTAGATTTATCAGATATCATGGAAGAAGCCTATGATCTTTGTGGTCTTACTATGCGTTCAGGTTATGATTATAGAACTGCTAAACGTGCTTTAAATTTAATTTTTTTAGAATGGCAAAATAAAGGTTTAAATCTTTGGAAAATAGAACAAGCATCACAAACTCTTACAGCAGGCACTTCTAGTTATGCAGCAGAAACAAGTGCATTAGAAATAGTAGATGCTTTTCTTCGTACAGATTCTGGTGATACAACAAAACAATTTGATCAAACTTTAAATAGAATATCTAGAACACAATATAATCATCAAGCAAAAAAATTAACACAAGCAAAACCAACACAGTTTTATGTAGATAAAGGAACTTCAGGCATTAATATTGTTTTATGGTCAACTCCAGATAGTGCACAAACATATACACTAGTTTATGATTATATTAAAAAAATTGAAGATGCTGGAGACCCTGCAACTAATAACGCTGATGTTCCTGCTAGATATTTACCATGTTTAACTTATGCTTTAGCATATAATATAGCGTGTAAATCTCCAGAGGCTTTACAAAGAATACCTATGATAAAAATGCGTTATGATGAACTTTGGAATGAAGTTAGTGATGCAGATAGAGAAAGAGCTTCAGTAAAATTTGTTCCAGATAGTAGTGTTTATAATAATTACTAATGTACGCAAAAGGAAAAAAAGCACTAGGAATTTGTGATAGATGTGGTTTTACATATAAACTTTCTGAACTTAAATACGAAATAGAAGATAGTATTAGGAATGGATTAAGAGTTTGTTCTAGTTGTTTTGATCCAGATCATCCACAATTTAAAGTTGGTGAATTACAAACTAGTGATCCACAATCTTTATTTAATCCTAGAACAGATACAGGAGAAAAAGAATCAACTACATATTATGGTTTTAATCCAGTAGCAAGTACAGGAATTGTAATGAAGGGAAAAATTGGTAAAGTAACTATAACAACAGGCTAAAATGACATATGCAGAATTAAAAAGTTTAGTACAAAATTATTTACAAAATACAGAAACTACTTTTGTTTCTGATTTGCCTAAACTAATTGAACAAGCAGAAGAAAGAATATTAAAAACTGTTAATCTTCCTGTATTTAGAAAAAATGTTAGTGGTACATTATCAACAGGAAATCAATATCTTTCTACTCCTTCAGATTTTTTAGATAATTTTTCTTTATCATTTACAAATTCTAATGAACAAACATTTTTATTATATAAAGATGTAAATTTTATTAGAGAAGCATATCCAAATGCATCTACTACAGGATTACCTAAACACTATGCTTTATTTGATGATACAACATTTATAGTTGGTCCAACACCTAATGATAATTTTGTTGTTGAATTACATTATTTTTATAGACCAGCATCAATAACAGCAGGAGAAGATAGTGGTACAACTTGGTTATCAACTAATGCTATGGGTGCTTTACTCTATGGAACTTTACTAGAATCTTATGTATATATGAAAGGTGAACCAGATTTGATGACACAATATGAAAGAAGATTTTTAGAAGCATTAGCTAGATTAAAAAATTTAGCAGAAGGAGATAATACTGTTGACACATATAGAGATGATGTTGTCAGAGTTCAAAGGACATAATGTTTACTGTAGATGTAGAATCAACAATAGGTGATGTAGTTGTAGAAACTACACAAAATAAAGGTTTAAGTCCTGAATATTGGACTGAAAGAATAGTAAATAAAATTGTTAGTGTTAGTGATAATGCTGATCCAATGGTTCAAGCACAAGCTAAAGCATTTAAAGATGCTATACATACAATTGTTTTATTATATTTAAAACAAGCTATAGCAAGTGATAGAGCTACTGTAGCAGGTTTATTAGACAAACAAGGTCATAAAGATATGGCTGATATTATTAGGAGACTTTAATGGCAATTTCACAAGCTATGTGCACATCATTTAAAAAAGAACTTTTAGAAGGTGTGCATAATTTTAAAAATTCAGGTGGTAATACATTTAATCTAGCACTCTATACTAGCAGTGCTTCTTTAAGTGCATCTACAACTGCATACACAACATCAAATGAAGCATCAGGTACTAACTATACTGCTAAAGGTGCATCATTAACCAGAGTTGATCCTACAACATCAGGCACAACTGCATTTACTGATTTTGCAGATTTAACATTTTCTAATGCTACTGTAACTGCAAATGGATGTTTAATATTTAATGATTCAGCTTCAGGTGATCCAGCAGTATGTGTTTTAGCTTTTGGTGGAGATAAAACATCTACAGCAGGAGATTTTACAATACAATTTCCAACAGCAGACTCATCTAACGCTATTATAAGAATAGCTTAATATGGCTACTGTTACAGGTTGGGGTAGAGGCACTTGGGGTCAAGCTGGGTGGGGAAGTTCTATACCTGTAGAAGTTACTGGTCTAGCTGGTACAAGTGGATTAGGTTCTGTAACTGTTGTTGCAGAGGCTAATGTAACCTTAACTGGTAATTCAGGTACATCTGCATTAGGTAGTGAATCACTAGTAACAAATAATAATTTATCAGTTACAGGTCAAGCTGGAACTAGTGCAGTAGGATCAGTAGCTGTAAATGCAGCAGCCGTAACAGGTGTATCAGCAGTAGCATCAACATTAAATTTAGGTGATGAAAATTTAATTACTAATAATAATCTTAGTGTTACAGGCTTTGCAGGTACATCAGGATTAGGATCAGTTACAGTGCAAGCAAATGCAGACATAGATGTAACTGGTAATCAAGGAACAACAGGTTTAACTGGAGTAAATGTATGGGGATTAATTGATGATTCTCAAACTCCTAATTATTCTATAATTAACACAACACAAAATCCAAATTGGAAGGAAGTAGCGTAATATGGCAACTTATGTAAATAACTTACGATTAAAAGAAATAGCAACTGGTGATGAATCAGGTACTTGGGGTACATCCACAAATACCAATTTAGAACTTATTGGAGAGGCTTTAGGAATAGGCACTGAAGCTATTACTACTAATGCTGATACTCATTCTACAACTGTAGCAGATGGAAGTTCTGATGCAGGTAGAGCAATGTATCTTAAATATACAGGTGCTTTAGATTCAGACTGTACTATAACAATTGGTCCAAACACCATGAAAAGAGTACAAATTATTGAAAATGCTACCACTGATTCAGGTAGTAGTGGACCTTATAATATTATTATATCTCAAGGTTCAGGTTCAAATGTAACTATTGCTAACGGAAAAGTAGCGGTAGTTCAGTTAGATGGAGCAGGTTCAGGTGCAGCAGTATTAGATGTATTTACTGATCTACAAGTAACAGATACTTTATCTATTAATGGTACAACTTTAACTATAGGTGATGCTACTGCTGAAGATACTAAATTAGTATTTGATGGTAATGCACAAGATTATTATATAGGACTAGATGATAGTGCTGATGATTTAGTTATAGGTCTTGGTTCAGCCGTAGGTACAACACCTGCTATTGAAATTGATGAAAATCAAGATATTAAATTTGCTCAATCTATTGGTGTAGGACAAGCAGCATCTTCAACAACAGGAGATATTGTTGCTCAAACTATGGCTTTAAAAGGTACAACTCCTACTCTAACAATAGGAGATGCAGGAGCAGAAGATACTAAAATTGTATTTGATGGTAATGCTAAAGATTTTTACGTTGGTTTAGATGATAGTGCTGATAAATTATTAATTGGTGAAGGATCAACAGTAGGAACTAATCCTATTTTAGCTATAACAGATGATTCAGTAGTTCTTGGTGATGGTGCAGCAGCAGATTTATCTTTGTTACTTGATGGCAATACAGTTGATTTTCACATTGGTTTAGATGATTCAGCAGATGATTTAGTTATAGGTACAGGCAGCACTTTAGGATCAAATACAGCAGTATCTATAGATGCAAGCAGTAATACAACTTTTGCAGATGGGTCAATAGATGTAGATATTGCATCACATGATGGAAGTAATGGTTTAAAATTAGGCGGAACATTAGTAACAGCTAGTGCAGCAGAAATTAACTATACTGATGGAGTAACTTCCAATATACAAACTCAGCTTGATACAAAAGCGACAACAGGTAAAGCTATTGCTATGGCTTTAGTCTTTGGTTAAAATTAGGAGAATATTATGGCAAATCCAAATCTAGTAAATGTAACTACGATAAATGGTAAAAGTATTAATGGTGCTTTAACCACCACTGTTACAACTGATTTATTAACTTGTGCTAGTGATAAACTAATAAAAGTTAATAGCATAATTATAGCTAACATTGACGGCACTAATTCTGCAACTGTAACAATGGGAGTTATTAAAAGTGGTGGTTCAGTTGTGCTATTTGCATCAACCATTGCTGTTCCAGCAGATGCAACTCTTGTCTTAATAGATAAAAATTCAAGTATTTATTTACAAGAAGGAGACATCTTAGAAGGTGGTGCAAGTGCTAATTCAGACTTAACGTACACCATTAGTTACGAAGAACTAGATGACGCTTAAGGAGGTATTTAACAATGGCTCATTTTGCAGAACTTAATAGCAGTAACGAAGTATTACAAGTAGTAGTTATATCAAATGATGATGTAGATGCTAATGGAGGAGATCAGTCCTCACAAGCTGAAACTTTTGTATCTAACTTGGTCCCACATTCAACAGGTGGGGTGGCATGGAAACAAACTTCATATAATAATAATTTTAGAAAACAATACGCAGGTGTTGGATATACCTACGATCCATCTAAAGATAAATTTATAGCAATTAAACCTTATGCTTCTTGGGTATTAAACTCTGATGATGATTGGGAAGCACCTATTGCAGTGCCAACTGTTAATGAAATAGGAGGTGAAACTGTTTACATTAGTTGGGATGAATCTAATACTAGATGGAAAGGCGAAACAGTAGATCAAAGCACAGACCCTATGACAATTACAGAGTACATTTGGAATCCTGATACATCTTCTTGGAGTGAGGCTTAATTATGGCAGACCTTAATGGTGGTGTTATTGGTGTATCAAACGCAGTACAAGATATTACTCAAAGTGCAGTTACAAGTACATTTAACTCAAGTGGAACATTAACTACAGAACAATATACAACAGAACTTCAATATTTAATCATTGCAGGTGGTGGCGGTGGTGGAGGCTCTAATGGTGGTTCCAACCATGTAGGAGCAAAAGGTTCTGATTCTTCTATAGCAGGAACACCTATAACCACAGTAACC